CGATCATCTTTTCCATCAGGCCGTAGTTGCTCCTGCCCAGCTCGCGCAGATTGTCCTCGTCTGCACCTTTCATTACTCGCCCGTCGCTCAGTGCGGCGGTCAGCAGGGTTTCCACCTTATCGCCCTGAATCTGTGAGGAGAGCGATGCCAGCTCGTTGCGCAGGTCGTCCACCACGGCTACCGGCACATACTGGGTCGAGTCGGGCTTGCCGTTCTGCTGCCCGGAAGAGAGCGCGGCAATCTTCGTCTGGCCCTCCTGAATGGACTGGTCTTTTGCTGTCAGCTGGGCCTTCTGGGCCTCAATCAGCGCACTGATGCTGGAGCAGTTGGCCTCTTTAAGCTGCCCCTTCTGGAGCGCTTCAGCCGCTGCCTGAATAGCCGCCTCATCAGCCTCATTACCCAGCCCCATAATGGCGCAGAGGACGAGACGCAGGTTTTCGTTCATCGGTTGTTCTCCGTTATCAAAAAACATCAGGGACGCAGCCACCTGACGCATCCCGTCCAGCACCGGCATGTTGGTGAGCGCGGCGTTAACCAGTTCGCGCACGTTCCCCTGCTCGTCATAGCGGAAGGTCGGTGACACGTAGCGGTACTCATCCGCCTGAATCAGCGAGGCAGCGCGTTCCGTCCACCTGACGTCAGCAAACAGGCCTTCGCCTTCCACCCAGCTCAGGGTCCTGAACCAGCCTGACGCAGGCACCGGGCCGCTGGCCTTCGGGGCATTCAGGGACTGGTGTTCATAGTCAAACAGGTAGTCGTTTACCCGGCTGTTAGCGGTATCAATCAGACGCTGCGCCAGCGCTGCATCCAGAAACCAGCGCTGGCCACCTGGCGGCGGACTGACAGCCCGACAGTTACAGGGGTGAAGCGGTAAGAACAGGGGGAGGATTCAGGGGGTTAAGACAGTAACACCGTGGCTGCGCGGCACAACCCCGTTTAAAACCCGTTTAAATCGCGCCAGATGGCGTTAAAATGATGCAGGGGTAATACGTTACCCCTGAAAGCAGAAAAACGCCACAGCGTGCTTTTGTGGGCTTATCAGTCTTCCCCACCAAGGTGGTCAATGACGGCCTGGCGGATGGCGTCGTTATCATCCTCCGTCAGGCTGAGGAAAGGACGGGCCGGAATATCCGAGCCGGGGTGGTTGACCTGGCTGGCAAAGCGACCGTTAAAGCGCAGCGCTTTTTTGTTGCGGGGGCAGATGATGTGGGGGCGGGTTTTCCCGCCCTGCTGGTGAATGCGGGCGTAAACGAGGTTGGTGCCCACCACCGCCTGATCGTTATCGGCGAACGGCTCAATGGAGCCGTGCAGGCGTCGGGTCTTCATCAGCGGCTTACCGTCACGATATTGCAGGGGCTTCCACGCCGGACGCCCGCCCTGAATAAAGTTCTCATCCACCGCATCGAGCATGATACCGGCGACCTTATTCATCAGTGGCTCACGGTGCTGGCAGCGCGCGGCCAGCTTGTCCAGCCAGTCGCGGAACCCATCAGAGATATCGATATCAAGTTTCATGCGCCATCCTCCGGCAGTGCCCCGTCAATCAGGCGTGCATGCGTAACAGCGGCAGGCGACCACGGCACCGAGGATACCGGCTCAACGCCATCAGCGCTGCGGACGAGCGTGACCACGCTGTAGCCTGTTAAATCCTCTGCCACAACCAGAATGGTGTCACCCCGCTGCAGCACGGCGACCGGGTAACGGAACGCTGAGGCAATCCGTGCCAGCCACGTTACTCCGGCATCGCGCAGGCTGATCGCCGTCTGCGCCGGTAAGGTGATCGCCGGCGACGGCAGGGCCGCGCTCTCGCTGATTGCCGCCAGCACCAGCGGCGACAGTGCGCCCACGCGGCGAAAGTCTTTGCCGGGACGCGCAGGCAGCGAGCGTACCCAGCCATCTAGGGCGTGGTTCACCGCGGTGGTCAGCCGGTTATTGCGCAGCGTTTCATACACCGCCTGCGCGGCAAGGCGCGGGGGAGCATCCACGGTTTTCTCCAGAAGGGACTGACCCAGCCCGGCCAGATATCCGCGCCCCGGATTGAGGTGAAAGCCCGCGTCCGGCACCAGCATCTGGCCGGTCTCAGGGTCGCGATATGCTTTGACCGGGCGCATCTCACCATCCAGCCCATAAGGCTGTTGCACGGTGACCAGCCGACCGTCGCTGATTTCAACGCCCACAGGGTGATTTGTCATCTGCGCTTCAGTCAGGGCGCGAACCCAGCAGCGGCAGTTGTAGCCATTCGGTGGGTAGATGGTCTGCCATATCGGGTCGTCCCAGCGAAAATGCGTCCATTGAGCGCCGAGTGCGTCGGACGGGTGCGGTTGTCCATCACCGCGTTGTATTGCCAGTAGGGTCGGTCAGCGACGTTGCTCATCTGCTGCTGATAGCGACCCGCTGCATAGGCGGACTGGATATTGGTGCGGAAAATGGTATCAAGCCGGTACGGCATCAGCTTTTTGCCCTGCAACACGCCATCCTCATCGGCAACCAGCCCGCGCCCCAGCCAGCCCTTACGCTGCAGCAGAGGCTCCAGCTCGTCCTGGAACTGACGGAAGGTTGCTCCCTCCGTCAGCGAGCGCGTCAGGCCGTTGTGGATATCGCTGAGTACATCAAGTTTCGTGATGCCGGCCACCGCGAACCTGACCGCATGGGCTTCGTCCTGCATGTCCTTCCAGCTCAGGGTGGGGGTCATTCCCTTAGACCGGAAGTACGCTATCGCCCGCGCCGGTGGCAGGGTCATGGCAAACCCCGCATTGACCTCACCCATACTGCTGCCCCATAACGTCAGCAACAAACACGGCCTGACCGACCAGCTCCTGCAGGGCCATGTCATCCAGCGACGGGTAGCTGGCCGCGAGCAGCTCATAAACCTCATCCGGGCTACGGGCTGCCTTTACCTGCGTAATCAGCGGTTTCAGCATCGCTTCAGCGGCGGCACTGGCCTGTGCTGCCAGCAGCTGCGGTGCAGCATCCAGCTGCAGCTGAATGCTGTCTGTCCCACTCTGCGGCACGGACAGGGCCGCAAGGCGGGCCTGCATCACCTGAGACAGCGCAGCATCGCCAGCCTGCTGGCGGGCCAGTGGCTTCAGGATGGTCTGCCCCTCCTGCGGCAGCGGGATACCGCTTTTCTCCGAAACCCAGTCTGCGGTGATGTCAAATCCCGCCAGCTGGGCGCGGTTCACTACCTTCATCAGGCGTTCAAGGTCAACGGACTCGCGGGCGTCGAATTCAAGATACGGCGCACGCTCCGGGTTGAAACGGCCGTTCATCGCCAGCACCGGCCACAGCAGCTGCTGCGTTAGCGTCTCCGCCGACATCCATGCATCACCGAGCAGCAGGTCGTGACGCACCTCGTTATGCACGTTGCCGAGTGCGTTAGTGGAGCTGGCCCCGTCGGCCTGGCTGGTCAGCGTCCCGCCGAGGATCACCTTCGACTGCACTCTCTCACACCAGCTCACCATATCGAAGAACGGCGCACTCTGACCGGCAGCAGGCGATTCAAATTTAATGTCAGCCGTGTTGGGAATGATCCCCCCACCTTCGCGGGCCAGCATACGAATACCCCGCAGCAGATCCAGGCGCTCTTTGTCGGTCATGGTGGAATCATATTTACCGATGCGAAACGGCAGGCCGTAGAGGTTCAGGAACTGCGCCCAGTCGCGGGCTGACAGGTTCTTGAACAGGTATGTCCAGACCAGCACGCGGAACAGGCCGCTCTGCGCCACCGGGCCGGATTTGGATTTGTGCTTATGCACGATCCATCCCATATCCCACAGCTCCTCGCCGCCCACGCTGCCCCGGTTCAGCCGGATGCTGTCCAGGTCAGTCTGCGGCATGGTAAAGGCCCGCGCCGGTCGCTTGTGAAAAGCCCCCGGAAGCCACAGCGAGCCTTTACGGCTCCACTCAATTTCGATACAGGAAAAACCGTGGCCGATAGCATCGAGCATATCCATCAGCATTTCGCGGAACCCCGGCAAATGGCGCAGCCACCAGTCGGCCTCCGCCGCCACTTTTTTCTCCGCCTCTGTCGCATCCGGCGGCGGCTTGACGGAGAACGGCAGCGTCAGCAGCGCACGCTTACGCTTCGACAGTTCGGCAAACAGGTGGCCGTCACGTTCTTCCATATCGGTGAACAGGTCGCTCTGCGCCTGAATGTCACCCTGCTCGGCGGCGCTGAACAGCGCATAGACCCGCTGAATATCCAGCCCCGTAGAGGGATGCGTGGCGGTATCACCATACAGAAAATCATCGCCGGCGCTCTGCATGCCCTGCGTTTTATCGCGGGTAAAAAAGCGTTTAAACGCGGTTTTAATGTCCATTTACCATCCTCCCACTCCGAACCCGTCAGAGCCATAGTCGTCATCATCGTCATGCCTGCGGCGCGTAGGTGAATCCGCCTCTACCGCCTCCAGCTGGCTGACCGAAATAAATTCAAAGCTGCCCACGCTTGTGGACGCTATTGCAAAAAGCATATGCAGGGCATCCGGGCCGTCATCGTGGTCTGCCATCGGGAAATGCATCAGCTGTTCCCGCAGGGTGGCCAGCATGCGGGCAATCAGAATGCGCTCGTTCTCCATGAACGGCTGCAGCGACTCGATACGCCCGAATTTGTCTGTGGTGGGGATAACAGAACGGGCCGGTACGGGCACGCCCGCTTTCAGCGACTCTTCAATCAGCGTCTCGCGCAGAAAGTCCTGGAACTGCACCGACTCAAAAGCCCAGGCCACGCAGCCAAACTCACGCTGCAGCTGGATAACATCGGTAATAATCTTTTTAGGGCGGCGCACGCGGATATCGGCCCGGGCCACCTTCAGCACTTTTTTGATGCGATGCCAGCCGCCAATCAGCAACGCGCTGGGGTCATTGCCCCGGCTGTTGTGCTTGCCCAGCGACGGGTCACAGGCACCGAAGTAAATTAAATCCGGCTCCAGCTCGCGCCATTCATGTATGCAGCCGTGGAAGATGGCGTGTTCACCGCTGACCGGGTCATTCTGGTATTCCGCATCGAAGGCGCGTGTGCCTACGCGCACGCGGATAAGCATCAGCGCCAGCAAAGGTCGCGCCGTCCATGAGACGCGCGAGCCTTTCAGCAGCGCCTTTTCATGGCGGTTGTAAAACGCCCTGGCGGCATTTTTACCCTTGCTGCGCAGGGTTTCTTCCCACTCATCCCACCGCGCCATATCCTCTGGCCACGCGAGGATCGCCTGGAAGCGACGGGCGTTCCACAGCGGATTTTTCATGGTACGGGCCAGCACGGAGTCGTAGTGCAGGATTGACCCGACATAAACGACATCCAGCTTCACGCCCGGCCCGCCAAGCGGCAGCACGGTGCTGTTGAGCCACTTCTCCAGCTTGTCACGCTGCTTTGGCGTCACCACATTCTCGTCATTTTCCAGATCATCAAGGTTAACCAGGTCAGGACGATACGCACCGTGCTTACGGCCACACAGGCTCTGTCCCTGACCTGCGGCTTCAATCTTGATGCCTTTAGCGGTGAGAATGCAGCCGATACGCCACACCCGGCCCTGACCGCAGGCCTCCGGGAAGTCCATCGACAGACGCGGGTTGTAGAGCAGTTCGGCCTTGATCACTTCAAGTGACTCAGCAGCCTGTGCGCCGGTATCAAAAGCGATAATGATGAACTTCTTCAGCTCACGGACGACACACCACAAATCAAAAAGCTGCTGGCTGAGCGTGGTTTTTGCTTCGCCACGCGGGGCGGCGATCACCTCGTTTTCACCTTCAGGGCTGGCCACGACCTGTGGCAGGCGCTCAAAAAGATACTCATGCAGTTCGCTGGTATCAGGATGAACAAGGTGATGCGGGAAATAGGTATTGGCAAAAAAGCGAAACCCGGTCACCGGATCGCTGACCTGCTCCCGGCGACGTTTTACCGCCTCCGGGCTGTTGTCGAAGCCGGTGCATTCGTTCTCGATACGCTCGCGCAGCTCGTCCTGAATACGGGCAATCTTCTCACGAAAAGCCTTTAGCGAAGATTTTGATGCCACAGATAACTCACCTCTTAAAAATAAAGCCCCTCTGTGCCAGGATACTGCTGCCAACAATGACCCTTTATACAGAGAGGCTTTATGTCTGATACAGAAAAACTCACCATTGAACAGAAGATTGAAATTGCCCGTCTGGCGACCGAGATTTATATGACGGAATACCAGTCCGGGCATAATCATTCAGCGGCTAAGCTGAACCGGGATGAAACCGCCCGGATGACGAATGACCTGCTGGAAGTCACCGTCGCAAATCAAAAGTTGCAGGACATACGGACAGACTTTCAGCACATATATCAGACGCTGAAAACAGCTATCGTGGGCGATTCAGATAGTCAGTAGTGAAACGTGCGGCTCCATCGGGGCCGTATATCACCTGTAATGCCAGCCAGAGGTCATCCCTGAAGCCAGTCGTATCCAGCCGCTCGCCAAAAGCCTGCTGCAGCAAATCAACAATCCGGCTTATCTGCGGTAAACCATAGTCAGCGTCATTGATGGTGGAGGCAGGCTCGCTGGTAGCGGCCTGAATTGCCGTCAGCAGACAATTGCGAAGCTCACGTGCGCAACTCACGTCTGAAGTACCGAGGAAAAAAGGCCCAACACAATCGCAATGTACAACAACGGTTTCGCCATGAACCTCAATAGCGCGAATGTTCCGTGCCCGTACAGCTATCTGGTCATCAACGGTAATCATCGCGTTAGCCATATTTCTTCTCCACTATCTGTTGGAACTCAATCAACACATCCAGAAAGCCCGCCATCAGCGCCGGGTGTTTATCGCTGAGAAAAGCCGCTAAATCCTCCACCACGCCCGCCGCGACGATCAGACGGTCGGTCTCCGGCAGAATGCGCTTACTGGCGGCCATCATCTTGTTGAAACCGTCCTGCAGCTTTGCCAGCAGGCTGGCGTACTCGTCGGCAGGCATCGCCTGACCATCCGCACCTTCGCGGGCCTTACGCAGTTGTTCCATCGCAAACTGGTGATGCTCAATGAACTCAATTAACAGCTCGCGTGTGATATCCTCCGGCACGCCAGAGGACAGGCGGCGGGCGGCACGCTGCTTGTCCCAGTCGTCGCCGTTCTCCCGCGACTCACGACGCCAGCGGATAACTGACGCCACACTGACCCCGTGCATCGGCCCCAGCACTTCGGGGGCGATCCCCTGGGCGATGTAATCGCGCCTGACGGCATCCCTGACCGCTTTCGGGTGCGCCAT